CTACTTATGCAATATCTTTAATTTATGAACTTCCCTGATATCATATACCTTGCACTCCTTTTTAGGCGTAACCTCTTGGCTTCCTCTTAATATCCTTACTTCGTTTTCAAGATCATCTACTCTCTTGGAAACTATGTTGTACGCATCTAAGAGGTGCGATATGTATCTTACTAAATTCGCGTCGTTCATAAATATTTTTTGATGTTAAAACGATAAGTAAGAAATAAACAAATAACATTTTAATTTTGTTCCGAAATAAATAATGTTTATCAACATAATTTTCAAGCATAATTTATCGAACAACCCTCCCGGTATTGAAATCAATTATTACGCACTCTTGGTTGAAGCCCTTCTTCCGCTTAATCCAAGCTGTTCTCGCATGATTTCATTCTGTCCGGTCAACTTATCCATTGCAGACTTCATCCTTTCTATTTCAGCCTTTAAGTCGGCTATCTGATTATCCTTGTCCTTAATCATATCTTCAAACATTCTTTGATTCTGTGAAGCGGTAAGACTATTGGCCGGAGCTTTACCGGTGTCAAGAAACATATTCCCCTTTCCGGTAAGGATGTAGTTGGCGTTGACATTATATGTTTGACAAAACTCTTGCAACGTGTTCATAGACACACCGCATATTCCACGTCTTATTTTAGACATGGTGGCTTTTGATAAATTTTCTAAAGTGTTCCACACCTTATAATCGGTAAGTTCCAACTTTTCTATCGTCTCTAAAAAACGATAAGTGTAATCGTTAAACGCTTCCATAATTTATATTTTTTTCAATTACTGACTAAAAAAATGCCTAAAACATCATTGGTAACAAAAAATGTTACTATATTTGCACGCGTAACAAGTAGCAGTTGTTCGATGACATTGTTTATACTTACCCCTTCCCGGGTTAATTATATGAGATGAATCCTGTGATAGCTGCTACCTATTACGGGATTCATGCTTTTTATATGAATCTACAATCGGTTATAGTTTCCGCTTTACGAGATACTGCGGAGGGCTAACGGTAGAAATTGAACGTCGACCTATAACAGATTTAAAACAACCTTCCGAAGCATCATGGTGAAAGCCCATGAGGGGATGCACGAAAGAAGGCAGTCGATTGAAATAAGCGGACTGGTGCACAGGTGCAGGTTACGAGATAACCAACTCTGTAAAAGCTGAAAGCCGAGATTGGAAGCACCCAATTCAGAGCCGAGACGAAAAAGCCGAGATGACGGGCTCATTCTCTTGAATCATTCCCGAAACCGCAAGAGAGAAACCACTCTCTACGGGTAAGGGGATGATTCACTCAATTCCCCTACCTCAAATCAAAGCAAGTTGTTCTTTATTAAGTATATAACTTATTATAAACAATATATTCATTATAACTATAACTTAATATTAATATAATTACAATGGAAAAAGAAAGTCTTAAATTTGAAGCATATACAGACGGAAGCTGTGACAACCTTTCTCCTTATGGCGAAGGTGGTTCTGCCTATATAATACTTAAGGACGGAATAATAATAAAGGAGTCCAAGAAAGGATTTGTTGGTACTACAAATAACCGTATGGAAATGCTTGCAATAATAAGCGCCGTAAAATCTGTTCCAAAAGGATCTACATTAACCGTATATACAGATTCTCAATATTGCATAACAAGCTTTACGAACTGCAAGAAGCCAAAAAAGAACTTAGACTTGATAAACCTTTATCATCATTGTGCTGCATCACTCCATGAAATATGTTTTGTTTGGGTTAAAGGACACAATGGTAATGAATATAATGAGCACGTTGATTCTTTAGCCTATTCTGCTTATGAGGATATTATAAAGAAATATAATCTCCCCAAGACAAGGGTTGGAAAGGGCAGATAACCATCATTAACCGATTGTACAACATTTCAAAGATCGAATTATGAATTACAAAGAATTTAAAAATCCAGTAGTTGCCAAAAGCATGAAAAAGGCAAGGAAAGCGGCAGAAGTGAACACCTTTAAATGGATGTCTAATGTGTCTGAAGGCCTTGATTCTGAGTTAAAAACGTTGAAACGCCTTTCTGCACAAATAGCAAAAGGGGAAATCGCTTTTTCAGAAGATTACAAAGATTGCCCCTCCGCAATCAAAGCCAATATGTCATTGTACGCATCCGATTTGATGAGAATTGCCGCACTTCTTGAATTTCTTCTTATTGAGTCGGAAGAGATCGATGAATAATATCTAATATTTTTCCAATATTGGAAGCTAAATCAGATATATTGTTCATTCCGCTTATTACGCTATTTATTTTGCCAATTGCAGTTTGGGATAGTTCTTTTTGAACCCTTTCAAGCTGCAATTGCAAATTTTGAAGACCAGCTACATAAGCATCTTTTTCCATGCAATACCCGCCATATTCCTTTTTCTTGTGTATGCCATATAAGAGTTTATACGTGTCTCCATATCCGCGTTGCTCTATTAGGCCATCCTTTTTAAATTCTTCTATAATATTTTTATATTGCCCTTTACTTATATTTAGCAAACAAGACACATCTTTATAATCCAAATGAACTATCTCCTCTTCATCTTTTCTATCAAGCATCAAATCAAGCACAACATCTTTATCCTCCGATGTAATGAACTTAGGATATTCTTTTTCCTTTTTGGGCACTGATCTAAATCCGTTCATATCCATTTAATAATCAACCAACTACACAAAACATGTTTTATAACATAAAAAATAGTAACATAAAAAGCTACTATTTTATTGTAGTAACAAAATAAGTCACTATATTTGCACTGTCGTTAATCAACAAAGCGGTTAACAACGTTACAAATCAATGTAGATACAAAGATAATAAAATAAATAAAGGAAACAAATATGAAGTACGATTTATCAGACATAATGAAAAGAGCTCATAACCTTTATAAAACAGGTAAATACACTTGGTCTGAAAGTTTGAGAAAGTCTTGGAAAATGGCAAAGTTTACTCTTCGTACAAAAGAGGAAATTGCCAACATGGTAGATTATAAATCTATCGACAATAAGGCTTTTGCTGATAAATTGAGAAAAGAGCACGAAGGGTGGAAACCAGCCGAAAGAAGTAAGTATGATGACTTCTCCGCTCCTGTATCGGCTTATTATACAAACAATAATAGAGGACGATTCGGTTCTTGCTTTGTAGGTGATTAATACAATAATATATAAACATGAATGACATTAAAACAGTAGCTGTAAAAAAAATATCTCCGGCAGATACATTGAAAAGCATAAAGGTTGGTGATACGGTGATTATAAAGGATAAGCATGTAAAGTCCAATGTGGCCCGATCCACTATATCAAGGTTGTCAAAAAAGGGATACTCTTTTTATTCAAAGAGCTGTCCTGAAGGTTTAATAGTAAAAAGACTTCAGTAATATATTATCATTATGAATAACAACAAAGTATTCAAACAGATAGCTGTATTCGCTTTAGGCTTTACAGGATTCTTTTTCCTTCTCGGAATAGTTGGAAAATCTGATTATAATGAAGAGGTCATATACAATATGACAGAAACAGCTTACAATGTTATTGTAGATTCCCTCGGTGAAGGTTGCAGCGATACGCAGATCGTGAAGACTTATTTAAGCAACAAAGATTACTACGATAGTTTAAACTGGTAAGGTATGGGACGCTCAAAAAACACTGGAAAGGTAGAGCCGGTAAACAAACTATGGCTCTCTGCCAAAGAAGCAATGGCATACTTAGGATGTGGGGAAAAACTGTTGGAAAAACTAAGGAATAATGCCGAAATATCATTTTCAAAATACGACAGGCGTACTATATGGTACGAACTGAGAAGCCTTGAAAGATTCATAGAAAAAAACCGCGTTGTGTGAATAACGCTCCTTCCTCTTAGCTCAACGGTTAGAGCATCGCTAAGGTTATTTGTTCGTAATGGTTTAGCGTTTCCGGTCTGTTCCGGTTAGCGATTGTTGCACGTTCGATTCGTGCAGAGGAAGCAAGATACACCGTTCTTTGACGTATTGAATGTGAGACAAGGTTTGAATATCTGATATTCGGATTTGTTTCAATATAACTAAGGATTACGTATAGCGGAAACGCCGAAACTACGTATAGGCTTGGTTATACGTGATTGTTTCTTCGCACCGAAATGTCCTACGGTAGAGAAGTATGCGGTTTGGGCGCCCGTATCGCGAGAAACAACAGGTCATAAAGACAACATAAGCGTCCGATACAGTCTTAAATCGGTGTAAAGTATGCGGTGGTAATGAAAGGCGGCCGTACACGCTTATTATATATATATTCTCGTGGCTCACCATAAGGCGAGTGGTAAGGCTTAACATCGGAACGCTCACGAGAACTGAATTATCCTATGGATGAATTATTTGTTTAGGTTGCCGGGCGGTCTGAGAAGATAGTCCGGTTTTTAGTTGGAAATCATCAATAACAATATAAATAACCGCAATAAGGTAGTGCTATTACTGTACTAAAAGCCGCGAGATAAACGAAGTGCGCACCGTTTTGATTTAACCTTGTACAGGCGGTTCAATAGAGAAAATAGTTATTCAATAATAATAGATTACAATATATGAATTACGGAATGCCCTACATGGGTTCAAAATCAAAAATTGCAAAATGGATTGTGGATATGCTTCCTGCGGCCCATACATGGGTTGAACCATTTGCCGGAGGATGTGCAGTAACTCATGCGGCCATCCTTTCCGGAAAGTATAAAAAATTTATCATTAACGACATAACAGATAGCGCAAAAGTATTCGTTGATGCTATAAATGGTAAGTTTAAAAACGAAAATAGATGGATAAGCCGAAGCGATTTTTTAGAACTCAAAGATGAAGATGCTTATGTTCGATTGTGTTTTTCTTTCGGTAACGATCAAAAAACATATTGCTATTCACGAGAAATAGAGCCTTATAAACGTGCATTTCATTATGCAGTTATGTTTAATGATTTTAAGCCGTTTGAGAATCTCGGGATTAAATTAAATATAAGCAAAACGTTTAACAGTGATTATGAAAGAAGGATTCATATAAAAAGGCGTCTTGTTGCAATAAGAAAAGACAAACACGCTGGATATTTGCAGAGTTTGGAGAGGTTGGAGAGGTTGCAGAGTTTGGAGAGGTTGGAGAGGTTGCAGAGGTTGCAGAGTTTGGAGAGGTTGCAGCCCCTGCAATTAGATTACAGGGATGTTCCGATTCCAAAAAACGATTACATTGTGTATTGCGATCCGCCATACGTGAACACAAATGCTTATCTAAGCGGTTTTAATCACGATGAATTCTACAAATGGGCTTTAAGTATTAAGAATTTGTTTATTTCCGAATATGAAATGCCCGAACCTTTTAAGAGAATAGAGATGAGGAGGAAGACGTGTACTTTCTCTGCGTTAAAAAATGATACGAAGAAAGAGGAAGGTATATGGGTTAACAAAAAATACGCAGAAAGAAACACAAGCCTGTCAATGCCTATTTTCAATAAGTAAAAAAAATAATGGAAAATGAGCTTGAAGAATTATATAAGGAGCTGAATAAAGTTAGGTCCTCTCCTTTGGTGTATCTTCCTGAATACGGATATTCTTCAAAGGAGGAAATTATCCAGCTTATAGAGGAAGATATAGAGGAGTTGCGCACAGAGATAGAATGTAGTCAATACGATTACACACCTGATGAGCTTGAAGAAGAAAGAATGAGCCTTTGTGTCAGTCAGGGGTTATCAAGATATTGTTAAACTAATAAATATAGAAATAATGGGTACAGTAACGACAGTCCCGCAGCTTAAATCAATGCTTGCGAATGAAAACGTGAAGTCGCGTTTTAAAGAGATTTTAGGAAAGAAAGCTCCCGGTTTTATCAGTTCAATCGTAGCGGTTGCCAATAGCAATACATTGCTCCAAAAGGCGGAGCCGCAATCTATTATGAACGCTGCGGTTATAGCAGCTACATTGGACTTGCCGATAAACCCCAATTTAGGGTTTGCTTATATCATACCTTATGGTAATCAGGCGAGTTTCCAAATCGGATACAAGGGTATGACTCAGCTGGCTATGAGATCGGGTCAGTACAAAACCATTAACGTTACCGAAGTGTACGAGGGAGAAATCAAGAGCGAAAACCGCTTCACAGGAGAATATACGTTTGGAGAAAGGAAATCGGATAAGATTGTCGGTTACATGGCGTACTTCTCCCTCACAAACGGCTTTGAAAAATACATGTACATGAGCCGGGAAGAATGCGAAAAGCATGGGAAAAAGTTCTCGCAAACTTATAAAAGAGGTGGAGGACTTTGGGCTACGGACTTCGATTCAATGAGTAAGAAAACGGTCTTGAAAATGCTTATCTCCAAATACGGCATTTTAAGCATTGACATGCAGCGCGCACAAACTTTCGATCAGGCAGTAGTAAAAGACGATTTGGTTGAAAAGAATATTGATGAAGCTGAGGTTTCGTACGAGGATAATCCAACGAATGCGGATGTCAGGCGAAATGCCATGAAAGAAGCATTGGAAGAAGCGGAAGTTGTAGATGAAACAACGGGTGAAATCTTTAACCAGCCAGCGCAATGATAGAACAAAATTCAAGTGAATGGTTGAAGTCTCGAATTGGTTTTTTTACGGGAAGCCGCATTGGAGACCTTATGACAAGCGGGAAGAAAGGGGAACTGTTTGGGAAGACAGCCCTTTCCTATATATATGAAGTGTGCGCAGAGAGGAATCTACTCCCTAAGTATATTGAAGACGATTACTACTTCGAGATATATCAGCAGCAAGTAAGCTTCAGTAATAAATATACCGATTGGGGACATGAGGTCGAGGACTTCGCGGCAGAACGTTACCAACTTGTCACAGGTTGCGAACTTGAAGAGTGTGAAAGCATACAGCATCCTACAATACCTTACTTTTCCGCTTCTCCTGACCGTATAGCAATTAAGGATGGCTTAAGAAAGGTGGTGGAGGTGAAATGCCCAACCCCTAAAAAGTTCATGGAGTATATGAACGAGATCAAGGATAACGATACACTTAAATCAGTAAATCCTCTATACTTCTACCAAACACAAGCGGAGATGTCCTGTACGGGTTTAGACAAAGCCGATTTTGTCGTTTTCTGCCCGTTCTTGAAACATAACATTCACATTGTAGAGATAACAAGGGATGAAGCTGTAATAGCCGAATTCGAGAAGCGGATAACTGCTGCAAATGAAATTATTAATCAAATACTTAACAAAAAATGAATTTAACCGGAAGCATAGATTTGCTGAAGCTTGAAAAGACAGGCATAGCAACAATTAAAAACAAAAAGTGTGTTATTATTCCCATTGAAGAAAATGACTTGTATGTAAGCATGGACGAAAATCTGAAAGCGAAGTCCGTATATCTTGGCCTTAATGTTAATGAGCGAAGAGAACCGAGCCAATTTGGGAAGACGCATTATTGCAAGCAGTCCTTATCAAAGCAATACAGGGACGCGAACAAGACGGAGGCAGAGGCCAAATCAAAGGTTTATCTTGGAGACTTCAAGCCTTATGAGTTTGAGGGTTCAAGCAATGCGGCTGCTACGGTGGAAGCGCCTGTAATACAAGCTGAAGAAGATGACGGACTCCCCTTTTAATTTCTAAATGTATGAAAACAAATCAAGAAATGATACGCTATATCGGACAATATAGTGTAATACAACGTACATCAGACGGATTTTTTGATGCTAATTCATTACTGAAAGAGTGGAACAGTAAATCAGATAATCCTAAAAGAGAAATGAAGAAATTCCTTTCCTCTCCAAAAACGGAAGAGTTCATAACCGCATTAAAACTTCGATTAGCCCAATCGCAAAAATGCGATATGGTGAATATCAATGTGTTAGATGAAGTAAAGGGGCGAAACAGTAAGAGAGGAAGAACAGAAGACAAGGTTTGGCTTAACCCATATCTGTTTACAAAGTTTGCGATGTGGATAAATCCAACTTTTGAAGTGGATGTAGTCATGTTTGTGACAGACCAAATGATACGTTACCGTAATGAAGCCGGTGATGCATATCGTGAGCTTGGATCTGCCGTTCAAAAGATTGTTCCTAAAGACTTTATGCCTAAAGCCATGCAAAAAGTAGGAGAAGCATTGAATTGGGTTATTTTCAATCAACACGAAAAAATGATTCGTAACAAACAAGGAGAAGAAAGCAAGCAGCGTGAGTTATGGCAACTCGAAAAGAAAGTTGCTGATTTAATAAACGAAGGCTTTATTACGAACTTTGATAATCTGATAGCATATCTTAGAAAGCAATATTCAAAAAGGAACTATCCTGCCGTATTTCTTGCATCTTAAACATCAATAATCAAAAAACATATAAAATTATGCTGTACGAATTTAAGCTTAAAGTAAACAAGGTTAACGAGAAAGGCGATGAGAAAGAAGTCACCGAGCAATTCATCACTGATGTAGATTTGTTCTGTCAGGCAGAACAGAAAGGACTTGAAATGTACGCTTCTAACAATATGGAGTGTGACGTTTTCGCAATCAGCCGTAGCAAGATACGTGAGATTGTCAATGAGAAGCAGGCTGATGAGTTCTTTTACAAGGTTACTCTGATTGATGTTTTCGTTGACGATAAAGGCAATGAAAAAAGCAACAAGTACTATGTTCTCATTTCCGCAAAAGACATGGATGATGCCAACAAAAAGGCGGCGGAATACATGAAGCAGGGACTTCAAGATATGAAGCTGGACGCTATTGCCAAAACAAAGATTTTGGACTTAGTAAAATAAACCAAAAGCCCTCTACTGATGTAGAAGTTCTGTGAAAGGTTCAGGTTAAGATTTAATCAGCTAACAAATTAACTATCCCGGTGTGGTTTGACCGCCTATCCGGGAACAAGGGCCTGTGAAGATTGGGCAGGTGAATATGGAGAAGTGGTGTAATTGGTAGGCACGCCGTGGGTAGCGCGGTGAGTGTAATAGAAATAGGAAGTTGGTGCTTTTCCACCTTAGCAGTCATGCTATAGTAACAAGCCGAATAAACTCGTCCCGGTTCGAGCCCGGGCTTCTCCTCTAAATATATTTACCATGAGACTTACATTAACTAAAACCGAAATTGCAATTGTTCAGAAACTTGTGATAGACCGAAAGCGTGACATTCATAATGCAGGAGGTGACAGCAAGCAGTATGAGATGCTAAGTAAGCTAAATAAAAAGATTGCAAGGCAGGCAAAGAAATTTTATAAAACATGAAACCCTACGTAATTACCTCTATGGCTCTCATTACACACAGCGGAAAAAAGTTACCGCTTACAGTAATAGAGAGCCATATCCTAACAAAGCCATTAGAAGCAATCAAGGATAAGCTGCTTGATGCTTTCTCTACGATGAAAGACAAACCTGTGAGTGTTGAATTGAAAATAAAATATGTATGATATATGATAAACAGATAATAAGGGGGAAGATACCGAGTAAATCCAATTGTTACAAGATTGTTACATTGTACGGTCATGGTTCTTTGGCTAAGCAGAAAGTTCTTAAAGAGTACGAAAAAACTTTTTATGTACAATGCGGCATTCGAGACAAAAAAATAAAAGGGTTCTTCAAGATAAACGTAGACGTGTACCACGAAAACTTGCGTCCTGATCTTGACAATGCTTTTAAAATTTTACTTGACTGTCTTCAATCGTGTAAAGCAATAGAGAATGACCGCCAATGTGTAGAAATACATGCGCGAAAACTGGTTGACAAACTTAATCCGAGGATAGAGTTTGTAATCGAAGAGGTTGAATTATAAAGATGTATAACTATGGCAGAAGAATCATTCAAGAATGACTACAAGGACGACAAACTCCGCTGGGATTTGCTTCCGTTGGATTTGATAGAGGAGGTCGTTAAGGTATATCACTTTGGTGCAAAAAAGTACGCTCCTAATAGCTGGCAGAATCTTCCTGATGCGGAAAACCGATATTATTCTGCGCTTCTTCGGCACTTGGTAGCATATCGAAAAGGTGAAACGAAAGACGAGGAAAGCGGGCTTCATCCGCTTGCTCATGTTATATGGAACGGGCTTGCACTGCTCTATTTTGCAATAAAGAAAAAAAATAATGAAGAAAGATAGTTTCTTAATATATAAATCATTCTACAAACCAATAGCAAAATTATCAGACAAACAGCTTGGAAGGTTGTTTCGTGCAATTTTCAAGTATCAACTTGGCGAGGAGGTTACGGTAGAGGAGGACATTGAAATGGCATTCGGTTTCTTTATCAATCAATTTGAGATAGACGAAATTAAATATCATGGCATTGTCGAGAGAAACCGAAACAACGGACGTAAAGGTGGTGCTCCTGTGGGTAATTGCAATGCGAAATCAAAACAACCCAAACAACCCAGTGGGTTAAATTTAACCCAAACAACCCAAAACAAGCTTAATGATAATGTTAATGATATAGATAAAGAAACTACTACTGACGTAGTAGTAAAGAAAAAGGCTATTAGAAACAATAGTCCTGATCTATCTTTTGTTGATGAAGATTTTAAAGATCTGTTTATGGAATGGCTTGAATATAAACGAGATCGTAAAGAAAACTACAAGTCTGAAAAATCACTTAAGATGTGTTATAACCGATTACTCAAATTAAGCGGTAACGACTGCAACCAAGCAAGACTTGTGGTTGAGCAATCAATTGCCAGCAATTATGCCGGATTATTTGAACTAAAGAATTATGGAGCAAAAACAACTTACAGCAACATTTACGAACAAAACCGAAAAGATAGCGAGCAGCGAAAACTTAATTCAGTTCTTGCGGTCGCAACAACCGTTAGGGAGGCAGCTGCAAAAAAGAGAGCTGAACTTGAAGCAGAGGGCATTATTGACAAAATACCCTGATCCGGCCCAATTCATCATGGATTACAATCCGGATTTACAGTTTAAGATAGTAAAATGCAAAGCATCCCATTCTGATTTGGCTATGAATTTATCAATACCGACACTCGGCCTATTAGCTTCCACCTATGGCGATGAAACCCCTGTTGAGTGGCTTAAAATTCAATTCGGTACGCTTAATGACTTTGCGGAAGTTTCTGCTAAAATGGGAAACGATCAATTACAAGAACTTGCGGAGATATTTATTTCAGAATACTATTACATAAATGCGGCTGAAATATGCTTTTTTATTGCAAGGTTCAAGTCCGGTAAATATGGGAGATTTTACGGGGCTATTGATCCAATGAAGATTACAAGCGCTATGCTTGATTATATCAAAGAACGCCGTATTGATATTGAGCGCTATGAACGCGAGCAATACAGGGTGCAACGTGAGAGGGAAATTGAAGAGCGAGGCAACAACCGTATATCATACGCCGAATACCTTGAGCGCGAACGTAAGCTTGTTGAAGCAGGAGATGAGAATGCGAAGAAGAGAGCGGAAAACAGGGTTTTAAGATAAACAATATATTCTTTGTGAATAAATTCCCTAATTCGTTTTCAATATGAAGCTAACAGTATGCTGGACCGCAAGAGGCAGAAACAAACGTTTCTATCACGATATATGCCGAAAGTTTGGAATATCAGACTATATGAGCATCAACCATGAAACGCCATGTGATATAAAGGATGAAGATATGGAGTTGCTACGTGAATGTGAGAAGCGCGGATTTTTACAGATAAGAAGAAAGCAATGAATATTCAGGGATACCCAATTCTCTGCACCGGGAGAATCGAAAACAAAAGAACACTTTCCCGATGCAGGCGATGTCCGTTGTTCAACAGAAGATATCCGGTTTATTCTTCATGGAGGATAGACGGAGAATGTTGCTGTGTAGCGGATATTATTATAATTGATAAAAATATAACATAATAATGGAAAAACTAACTATAAACGACTTACCCGAAGATGTGTTAGAGAGAATGAGAAGAGCGATTAGGGAGGACAGCCAAATGATTGCTCTAAAGAACAAGCACTCCCAGTATATAATCAACAGGCAATACGCCAAGGCTGTTTTGCTGAAAGAAAAGATGCAAAAGATAGAGGATCGGGTAATACGTGAATATCTTGACAGCTACGAAGGTGAAACGGAGAATATGCAGAGCCTCATGTCGGATATGTCGCCCGAAGACAGGGAGTATATCAATATTTGCACCAATGCGATTATTCTAATCTGTGACATGATAGAAACGTTTACAATGGACTTTAACCAAGTTCTTAAGAAATATCATCCTGATTACCGATTGGAGATGTACGATAAGATAATGCAGGTAGGTAAGGAAGCTAAGGCCCATGTACAGTTCATGTCGGAGTGTACGGACAATGTCTATCAGTGTTCCTTTGCGGACAGCGCGGATGATATTACGGAGCTCGTGAGGAACAAGGCCCGTTTGCTAATACGCAAGGTTAAGGCTAAGGAGGAAAATAAATGAAACTAATCTATAACGCAATAATCTTTCTCATGGACCGGTCTTCGATAGAAGTTGGAGAGAAGGAATGGTTTTGAAAATAATAAAATGAAAGAAATAAAACTTACACATGGTTCCCTTTTTAGCGGCATAGAGGGCTTTGGGTTAGGCGCTGCACTTGCTGGCATAAAGACCGAATGGAGTTGTGAATTTGAGGATTATCAATCGTTAGTAATAAAGAAAAACTTTGGAGAAGAGCATGAGATCAATAGAGATATTAGAACGTATCAAAGTCCTCCGTTTGTTGACATCGTCAGCGGTGGATTCCCTTGTCAGGACATCAGCATTGCTGGGAAAGGCATCGGAATTATCGGTGAAAGAAGCGGCTTATGGACTGAGATGTATAGAATTATACGGAAAATTAGACCCCGTTATGTTATCATTGAAAACAGTCCAATGCTCCTTGTTCGAGGGTTTGAGCACGTCTTATGCAACCTTTCCGAAATCGGGTATGATGCTGAATGGCAATGTTTATCGGGTACCGACTTTGGAATACAACAGGGTAGGGAGCGATTATATTGTATTGCCTACTCCAACGAAGTCAACGGCAAACGGAGCATGCAAGAATCGGTATTTCGGAAGCCCTACTTACCGGGGCAATATACACGAGTATATCCGGGATGGCGAACAAGACAGTCAATACCCTCACCCAAGTTTGTTGGAAAATATAATGAACTTCCCAATTGGGTGGAGCGAGTGCAATGTTTAGGAAATGCGGTACAGCCGATAATTGCGCATTATCTGTTTGAGTGCATTAAGATATTTGACAGAAACATAAAGAATTAAACTATTCCGATAAGTAAAGTATATAATATGAATACACAATTTGAACGTTCAGCTAAACCTACCGATGAGTGGTACACACCAAAAGAAATAATAGACGCATTGGGGAAGTTTGATTTAGACCCATACGCTCCGGTTCACCCGTTATGGAAAACCGCAGATGTAATGTACAACAAGGACAATGACGGGTTGTGTCAAGAATGGTTTGGAAGAGTTTGGCTTAATCCTCCCTATTCAAAGCCTCTGATGTGGCAATTTGTAGAGAGATTATCGGAGCATGGTAACGGTATAGCCTTGCTATTTAATAGATGTGATAGCAATAAATTTCAAGACATAATTTTTGAAAGAGCTACGGCGATGAAGTTTTTAAGAAATAGAATAAAATTCTTTCGCCCAGACGGTACTCGCGGAGATTCGCCCGGATGTGGCAGCATCCTCATTGCTTTTGGAGAAGAAAATGCAGAAGTGCTAAGGACGTGTGATATAGCAGGTAAATATGTACGAATAAATTAAACTAACAACAATATATTATGAAAAAGAAATTAACTCCTGATAATATTCAGGAACTTACAGAAAATCAGATATTCGTTTTTGGCTCTAACATGAACGGTAATCATGCCGGAGGGGCAGCAAGATTAGCCGTAGAAAAATTTGGTGCAGTGATGGGGCAGGCAGAAGGCATACAAGGCCAATCCTACGCCATTCCAACGTTAGATAAGGATATGCAGAAAATAGCCGAGGAAGAGTTAACAACCTATTTAGGAAACTTCCGAGAGTTTACTGAAGAGCATTCGGAAAAGGAATTTCTTCTCACCGCCATTGGTACAGGAATAGCCGGATTTGATACAAACTATATGGCGTACATGATACTTAGAGCAAATCTTCCTGATAACGTTACTCTGCCAAAGGAGTTTACCAAAATAAAAGGATACAAGGGTTTTAATCCAGATATGACATGCCGAGGGTTTAAATACGAAGAAGGCAAGGACTACGAGGAGGAAGGAGAAATAGAAGCTTGCGAAAATGGATTTCATTTTTGTCTTCATCCATTGGATGTCTTTGGATATTATCCGCCTGCTTATATAGGTATGAATAAGTTTCACGAAGTTGAGGGAAGCGGTTATATGGATGCGGATGAGGATGATACAAAGATCGCTTGCTCTAAAATACATATCGGAGCAAAACTCGATATAAAAGGGCTTGTGAAAGCAACCGTATCTTATGTAAAGGAACGGTGCACTAATAGGAATAATGCAAATCCGGGGTTTCCTGCGACCGCTGGTAATTATGGTGCTGCGACCGCTGGTGATAGTGGTGCTGCGACCGCTGGTTATAAAGGTGCTGCGACCGCTGGTAATTATGGTGCTGCGACCGCTGGTAATTATGGTGCTGCGACCGCTGGTGATAGTGGTGCTGCGACCGCTGGTTATAGTGGTGCTGCGACCGCTGGTGATAGTGGTGCTGCGACCGCTGGTAATAGTGGTGCTGCGACCGCTGGTGATAGTGGT